AGGATAATATTGAGATACGTAATATTACTAGCGGCAAGGACAATGATTATATAAAAGTAGATATGTTGCATAATTTAGTAATCGGATTCGCTGTGACTATACATTCGTCTCAGGGTATGACTATTAGAGAAAAGACAGTAATACATCAGCCATTCAAGATGGTTTATCATGATCCAAAGATATTATATACTGGTATAACTAGGATGACTAAGCGTTCTGATTTATCATTAATGAGTGAGAACTTCGAATACTCTGATATTTCGTTTAGATCATTCAAGTTAAATACTAATAATAATTAATCACTATTTATTTTTTTGTTTAATAAATGGAACAGAAGAAGAAATACGAAGCTGAATATCCAGAATATACTAAATGCATGAGAAAAAAGACTTATTTGCGTAATTGTATGAGAAAATTCGAATTATTAGATGATGACACATCAAAAGCAAAAGTGGAATACTACAAATCGCTACTTGGGTCATTGGAGGGAGATATACAAGCTGCTAGAGACATGTATGGAATAGGCAATAAACGTGGCAGACCAAAAAAGGTAGTTGAAGCAGTAGAAGATTGTGTTAGCGAATTGGCTGAATCAGTCGATCAAAAAGTTGAAAGTGTGGGCGTATGATACTAAAGTATTTAGTCCCGCTGTAACATTTAAATTCACATTTGTATATATTGTTATTACTCCATTAGAGCCAATAAAACCTACTCCAGCACAGCCAGTTCCAGATAATTGTGAACATTGTAATAATTCACTGTGATAATTTGATGTTGGCGTAGTCACAGCGCCAGACCCATAAGTAGGTCTATATATTGATGGAATCGCAGTACTGACTCTATATGGCGGTTGAGCTCCGAATACAAATGCCGAACTACTTAATGATGGTACATGTATAGATACTTTATTACCTATTCTTTGATAAGTAAGATTTATAGTAGCTACTCCGCCATCTTCTAGAGTAAATGTATTTGGTATTGATATGGATTCGCTATAATAATTCAGTGCTGTTTGGTTAATATCAGCATCGAATGTAACTGAATTAAGTACTAAATCATCAGTCCATCCAACAGCATCTCCAGTTGAATTAGTAGCTATTACATTATTAGCTGAACCAGGATATATATCTGGTGCCAATAAGTATGACCATTTCGGTTGTGGCGCATAACTACGTATATACATACCGTCTGCTCCAGTCACACCGTTTAATGTGAATGAAGTATTGACTTTAGCATCGCCAACTACTATATTACTGGACCACACAGATGATCCTGATGCATTAGTTATGAATACTTGATTAGCTGATCCAGGAGTGACATCACCAGTAGTTATATTTGACCATAATTGTCCTCCAGATTTCTTTTTTACGAATTGACCAGGTGAACCATAAATTCCATCAAATACTAAGTCGCCATCCACAGATATAGTAGAAGACCATTTAGTAGTATCTCCAGTAGAATTAGTAGTTAGTACTTGATTGGCTAATCCAGGAGTTATATCTGCATCAGTAATATTATCCCAAATACCACCAGTGCCATCATTTTTTACAAATTGACCGGCGACTCCAGCTCCATCAGGGAATGTAATAGTGCCATTAATACCGATATTATCTACTACTATGTCATTTGCCCATTGAGATGCTGATCCATTTGGGGCAGTCACTAATATAGAATTATTCGGTCCAGGATTAACGAAATTAGCACCCATTAGACCCCATTTCTGATTTACTACATCACGAACTAGTGGGACACCAGCAGCAGCAGTTAATCCATTCATAAGTAGATTTCTAGTGATATTGACATCGCGAGGCTGTATATCTGATGTCCATTGTGCGGCATTACCAGCTGAATTAGTCTGTAATAATTGAAATGCTGTCCCATGAGGTATAAGCGGAGTAGTTAAAGTAGCCCATTCAGGAGTCCCAGCATTATTCACCACGACTTGGCCATTGGTACCAGCTGATCCGTTAAATGATAGCGATACATCAATATCAACATTATTGAGCTTGGCATCGTTACTCCAATCGATTGTTATTCCGTCACTTTCAGTTGTCAAGATTGAATTAGGTGGTCCAGGCACTACTACTGGTGTGTCATCAGCCCAAATCGCTTCACCACCGACATTCTTAATAAATTGGCCAGAAGTACCAGGATTATTATTTAGCTTGATTACCGGAGTATTAATAGAATTGAATTTGCAGTTGAGATACTTGCGATTCTCGACATTAGTTGTATCAATCAATTGATTAAGCGACATTTATTACTTTTTTAAAAAAGTAAGCAAAAACTAATATCGCTCCGTTATCCGACATAATTAGTACCTAAATAAACGAATGTGAGTGATGCAGCCCTTTGTCCAACATAGAAATTATTCAGATCTCCTGGTGTTGATTGTGCTTGTTTATTAGAATATACTTGAAATATCGTCCCTTGTTCCAAATCCAGTACTCTAGATAATGTTACTGATTGACCAGCAGCATTGAGTGATCCAGGTACATCTTGGAATTTATCGTCGTCAATTGGCGAAGTACAGGCCCATCCATAATTAATATCATTCGTATCTCCGTTAAGTACGTACATAAATGATACAGAGTTACTATTCTTATATACTGGTGCGACTAAGGTTATTTGATAAAGTCCTGTTTTTTGTATTACGAAGTCAGTATCATTAGAATGATTCACGATAGCTATATTAGATATTAATGTGTGCTGGAATTCGTTTAATACTAAATTAGTACCAATACCTATAATTGCTATATCTTGTGCTCCTTCATCAACTCCTATGAATGTCACTCCATATGGACTAAACGAAGCGACTCTACATATAGTTGATTGCCAGAAAGTACCGCCACCAAGAGAGTATAAATAAGTATTATCTGGTCCTGCTTGTATAGATGCTGACGATATTTGATCCCAAGTAGGTAATCCAGCTGAATTAACAACGACTTGACCATCAGCTCCAGATGAATTATTTAGTTTTAGCGCCCCTAAATCATTTAGCGAATTCACTTTAATATCTAAATATTTTCTGTTTTTGACGTTGGTAGTGTCAATTAATTGATTAAGCGACATTTATTGAGTGGCTAAAAAATAATAGTATAGTTATGTCGCTGTGGATGACTCACTATGCGAGTAAACGGCGCTCCGTTTAGCTCAACCATTCGTTAGTAAGGTCAGTAATTAATTCGTCACGGGCTATTCCAGTCTGTTTAGATGCTTCCATAAATGCCTTGCCGAATTCGTCAATAGTACAATCGCCACAATTGCGTAAGAAGTAACCAACCCACCTACCACAAGTCGCTACTCCTGGATCATGAGATTGTAATGGGAAGTGATTATAATATACATCGTCACCTGTCCCATATAATAATTTCAGCAAGTAAGGATAATCAGAATTATGTTCAATCTTGACTGCGTTTGGGAATTCTTTTATTACGTCATCAATGAATGATCCATAGGGATCAAAGTATTCAATTATTGGTTTCCCATCTTTTTTACTGCTCAATCTGAGACATAATCCGACCCAATGACCATAATTACTAGAATATAGGTAATTAATCAGGCATCTACTGACTAAATCTGGTCCGACTGATGATGATGGGAATAAGTCAGATAGCGAATCAAGTTTGCATATATCCTCGAATAATACGCAATTACATGGAGCACCAATTATATCAAATACTTCATTTGTATTCAGCGAATAGTCAGCTGATTTACCTGCTCTCCATTTGCGGCCGAAGCGACTCCTAGTCATTTAATATTATAAACAAAAAAGATTATCTGATTACTGACGTAGCGCCGTCCAACGGAGCCCAGCCATGTCGCACAGAGACAGTGGCATTGACGGGCAGAGTGACACGCGTATTGGGTTTATTATATGCATCTGGCCGATTTAGTTGTGAGGAATCTCTTGCTATTAGTTGGTACTAAATAACTATCATGAGGGAATTTTAATGCTTCTTCTAATGTCACTTGTCCAGTATTGCAAAATCTGAATAAATAGTCAGGAATACAATATCCAATAATATTAGTTTCATCAAAGTATTTATGTATAGTGATATTAGGCATATAAGTGTCATCTCCAGTATTGACCATCTGTAGACCTTCTAACGGATAAATAGTTAAATATCCGGTATCATAATCATATGTATCAATGTCAACTCTAAATGGATGTTTTTCTCCACGTCTATAGTATTCTCTCAAAT